TAATCTCAACCCAATTCTTATTAGTTTTGTATGTGCGTATAGAAATTCAATAACAAGCTTATTATATATTTTTTAATAAAAAATTGAATATCAAGGTTAGTAGATAAGATTTTTATCTTTCTTTGATATATATATATTATATATATATTTTCTTTCTTCTTATAGATAAGGGAGTAAGTAAGGGTGTAGATAAAGTAGTAAGTAAACTAGTAAGTAAGGGAAGTCTTACTGCTATTCTATATACCGATAGATATGTAGTAGTAATTAGAGTAGTATTGGACAGTTAGAGTACTAGTAGTGGTAATACTAGTAATATATATCTGGGGCTTAAGGCCCCAGATATTATGTATTAGTAGTATAGTAACAATATAATGGTTGGTTTAATGGTCGGTATAATGGTAGGTCTAATAACTAACAGTGTTAGTTATGGTTGGTAATAGAGTAGTACTCTTAGTAGTAACAGATAACAACCTAATGGTATTAGGTTGTGGTAGATAATAGAGTAGTACTCCTATTCTTACTATAAGAGAGTAATATTCCTTCCTTGATGTTCAATAATTATAAAAGATTTGCATTGTTAATAAAAGGGATTATATTGTTTTTATAAGTGATAGATAAGGAGGAAAGAATATGGCCTATAGTGATTACAAATTAGGTGGTAGATACGAAAAGATGAGTATCCAGGCCTCTATTATTGACAGTGATGTCAGAATTCATAGGAGTAACGATAAGGTTGATAATATTATTATTACTTCTAGGATAGAGGTATATGATACCCAACAATTACTAGATAAGATTAAAATGTTTGGCAAGGAACCAGTAGATATTATATTAGCCTTGTTTGCTTACGCATACCCTCAAGAGTTTTGTTGTGAGTGTAAGAATAAGATTAGATTGTGTCAAAGCTGTGCCGATAGAGCTAAATATATATCCCAATTCACATCATTCAATGAAATATTATTAGCATATTACATGGATAAGGCCCATAACAGCAAATGGGATTTTGACAAGGATAAATGGGACTAATGCATATACAAGAATTGTGTGATAAGGCTCATAAGGCTGCCAAAACTAAAGGATTTTGGGATAAGCCTAAAGAAATAGGGACAACCTTGATGTTAATAGTTTCTGAACTAGGAGAGGCCTTAGAGGCTCATAGGCATAATAAGCATGCCTATATAAGTAATTTTATCATTAATGTTAATGATAGCCACGCTAAATACAATTCCAATTTTGAGATTAATATCAAAGATACATTCGAGGACGAAATAGCAGATACGTTCATTAGATTGGGTGATTTCTGTGCTAGCCTTGGCATAGATATAGAGAAACATATCAAGCTAAAGATGAAATACAACAGTAATAGGCCATATAAGCATGGTAAAGAATATTAAAAAGGAGGAATTAAAATGGCTAATAAAACAGTAGACTTTTCAAAAGGAAGAGAGATACCTAATTATGGGCTTGCTGGTAAAACTGGTAAGTTTAAGGGAGATGATAGTGGTAGAACGGTACTAATAGCAAAAGATTATAGTATAGCTACCAATGGTAGGCCTAAAATACCTGGGATAGTTGGCTTGATAATATTTGATAAGAATGGCGGATTAAGTACAATGCCAGAAGTGCCATTACAATGTCTTAAAATGGACTAATAATGGAACATAAAGATAGGTTAAGAGTGGGTTGGTCTAAGGAATATGCCGATAAATTTGAGAATATTAGGTATTATCCTACATTTTTTAAGGAATATGAGTTAAAATGCCCATGTTGCGGAGAAAATGAGACTAGCGATAGGATGTATAGGATGCTTGATAAGCTAAGAGGAGAATATGGTAAGCCATTATTCGTTGATAGCGGATATAGGTGTCCTAAACATAATAAAAAAATAAAAGGAGCGCCAAATAGCGCTCATATGACTGGTGAGGCTGCTGACATTAGGGTCACTGGTGCCATAAGAAGAAGGAAATTGGTTGACATAGCAGTAAAACTTGGGTTTAATGGTATTGGTATTTATGATAAACATATACACGTAGATATTGGAGAAAGGGAACATGGTAAAAAAGTCATGTGGTCAGGCAAGAGTAAGTAGTTCCTCCGTTAATCAAGAGCTTGAGTCCTTACGGGCTCAGGCTCGCCTGATGACGGACAGGCATACTAAGATGTCGCTATTGCTTGATAAAAGAGGCAGAGAATTGCGAAGACTAAAAAGAATACTTAAGGCTAATAATATAGATGTCGGAAAAAGACCAAGAAAAAATACCAAAGTGGCTGATAGAATCATTCCGAAAATATAAAATTGTATTATACGGAGATAAATGTGTATACAAAAACAATAAACCATCAAGACGAAAGAGGAAAGACTGACTATAATATTTATAACATAGAAGAAGCTAAAGAGCTGGGTATAGACTATGTTGTATGGCATAGGACTGAGCCTGGTAAATATGGTTGTAGCGATGATGGAATAGTTAGCAAGCTAATATCAAAAAAGATTTATGATGGTAAGAATGGCAATAAATCTATTTATCTTACCTTCCCTGTCGGGAGTGTATTTTTTTCATTAAATAACAAGTATAAGAAAAAATTTAATGCTAGGAATATAAGGGGGCCATATAATACCGGTAAAAGGTCTAGGCTAGAGAAAAGGCTTAGAACCAGTAAGGCGCGCAAGGCTGCAATTCTTTTTGCTATGTATCCCGATGCGGATATGGTCATTGATATGGTGCTTGGGCAGCATAGTGAAGCCACCCATCATTCGTGGAAAAGAAGGTTTAGAACGGAGACATTTAAAAAAATGGTAAGAGAAGAATTAAAGGCGCTACTTAAAGAAAAGAACTTTGAGGAAAGGAATGTTTTGGACTTATTACAAGAAACAATAGACTTGTGTAAGTCTAAAAAAGACACATCAACTTTGATGAGAGCTGTTAGTGAATTAATGGAATTGCATGGTATGAAAGACAAGGATAAGACTAAGTCAACAGATTCTATTGAATATACCAGAAAACAGCTTATAGACGAATTAAATCAGAAAGAAGAAAAGCTAAAGCTTAGTAGAGAGCAGGAAGTAGATGTCGGACGAGTTAAGGGCACTTAGAAAGCTTAAGCAAGACATAGCCTTATTCGGCCAGACTTGTTTCCCTACTGCCTATAAAAAGGAAACGCCTAAGTTCCATAAAGAAATTTATGATACCTTTCTTGATAAGGCTGAAGATAGGATATTGATAGCGGCGCCTAGAGGCACTGCCAAAGCTCAGAGTCTTGATTCGTGTGTTCTAACTAAGAATGGATGGACAAAATTCATTGATATAGATGTTGGTGACAAAATCATTGGATATGATGGTAACGAAACCACTGTTACACATTTACATCCAATAATGACTATGGATTTATATGAGGTCAAAACTAGGGATGGCAGAACAATGCTTTGCAATGAAGACCATCTTTTCTCTGTGTATATTCTACAAAATACAAAGAATAATAAATTGACTATCAGGTCACTAAGAGAATTAATAGAGATTTACGATAAGCCAAAATTTGATAAGCGTAATAATAAGTGTTATCGTGAAAATAAAGTTGGTCTTCCAATATGTTCTCCAATATCCTTTTGTAAAAAAGAATTTGGGATAGACCCATATACATTGGGTATCTGGCTTGGTGATGGACATTCTGCACCTGCAAGATTCACAACTGTTGATACTGAAATATTAGAATATATTCCATATCCTACAAAGAAAACTTCTGGAAAATATCTATATCAAATATACGGTGGACTTCATAAAACATTAAGGTTAAATAACTTACTGAATAACAAGCATGTCCCATCAGAATATTTCTTTGGTTCAATAAAACAAAGAGAAAGTCTATTACAAGGCTTGATAGATACCGATGGCACAGTGTGTAAAAAAACTGGACTAGTATCATTTTGCAATAAAAACGAAAGACTTATTGATGATGTAGTTGAACTTGTTAGGAGTCTTGGTGGAATTGCTACAAAAAAGAGTCAATTAACTAGATTCGATAAGGATAGTGAATATAAAAAATCATTTAGAGTGTTTATTAGGTTGCCTAAAGAAATAACTCCAGCAAGGCTTGAGAGAAAGCGTGTATTATATAAAGGCTATAATAACCTCAAAACCTCAATAGTTTCAATAAAGAAAGTTGATACCGCCTTTGGAAGATGTATAACAGTAAGTTCTGATGACGGACTATATATAACCGATGATTATATGGTAACTCACAATTCGACGATTTCATCTCTAATATTCCCATTGCATCAGGTTGCATTTAAACCATCCCATGAAGACCTTTTTATTGTTATAATATCAGAGTCCCGCCAACAGAGTGTAAACTTCTTGAGTAGGATAAAGTATCATTTAGACCACTCAAAGCAGTTTAAGGCCATATTTGGCGATTATGGTAGAGATACAGCTAAGAGATGGAGAGAGGATGATATAGTTCTCAGGAATGGTTCTAGGATAGTGGCGGCTGGTACTGGACAGCGTATCCGTGGATTTATAGAAGGCGATACGAGACCTAATTTGATTATCATGGATGACTTTGAGTCTGAACTGAATGCCTTTACACCAGAAGCTAGGGTTAAGAATAAGAAATGGCTTACAGAAGCTGTTATGCCATCTCTGTCAGATAATGGCAGAATGGTTATTATTGGTACAGTAATTTCAGAAGATTGCTTCTTATATTGGGCTAAGACATCTAAAACTTGGAAAGTTCTGTGGTATGAAATATGTAATAAAAATATGACAAAATCTCTATGGCCAGAGAAGTTTCCGATATCAAGAATTAAGAAGATAAAGGAAAGTTTTGAGAGTATAGGTAATATCAATGGTTTTTTCCAAGAGTATATGAATGAGGCTCAGGCACCAGAAAACGCACCATTCAAACCAGAGTTTATTAGAAGACATTATCTGAGTCTAGAAAAAGATAATGCTGGCCAATGGTACCTCACAAATGGGGTTGAAAAGGATAACGAGCTTGGTAAAGAAGCGATACGTAAACCAGTAGATTTATATCAAGGTATTGATCCCGCTTCCAGTTTAAGCTCTAAAGCTGACTTTTTTGTTATTGCCACAATTGCAATGGATATAGAAGGCAAGGTTTATCTTGTTGATTTATATGTAGATAGACTTGAACCAGCCAAACAGCCACAAAGGGTGATGGACTTATATATGCGTTATAGACCCAAAAGGGTTAGAATAGAGACTGTTGCGTATCAAGAAGCGCTCAGAAGTGGTGTAAGAGCCTTGATGAAAGAAAAAGATATATATATCCCAGGATTAGAACGTGGTCTAAAACCAAGAACAGCTAAAAGTGAAAGATTGCTTAGTCTTGTACCATTATTAGCAAAAGGCGATTTCTTCTTTGGCCCCAATCATTTTCGTGCAGAAAAAGAATTTTTATCTTATCCCAAGGGTAAGCATGATGATATTATTGATGGTATATGGATGGCTATTCAGGGTGCAAAACCATGTAAGGTTAAAGAGCTATATATAGATACCAAACCAAAGAAACGTAAACTTAAAAAAATAGATTGGCATATAGTATGATAAAAATAAAAGACTTGACAGAAATCTTACGATTTCTCCGTATTGTTACAGAGGGCATATGGAAAAAATAGTACAAGAGACGCATGAGTTATTTAGGAAGTTTGCTAACAATCAACGAAGACAGCAGTGGGCTTATCATGTACAGGAAGATAGAGAGTTTAGGCTTGGTAAACAATGGACGCAAAAGCAGAAAGAAATTCTAGAAGATAGAGGCCAAGCACCTATTGTTGTAAATAGAATACACCCAGCAGTGGAAACAGCCAAAGCCCTTTTGACATATAATAGACCATCCTTCAGGTGTAGCCCCAGAGAAGATAGTGATAACAAGACAGCTCAAGCTATTAATGGACTTGTTGAATATTGTTGGTATGTTTCTGATGGCACATCACAAATGAGACAGGTTATAGATAACTATTATGTTGGTGGTATGGGTGCAATGCTTGTTTATCAAGACCCTATGGCCGATAATGGTTTTGGTGAAGTTAAGGTGATGTGTGTTGACCCATTAGACCTCTATTTTGACCCAAGCTGTCGCAATCGTTTTTGTGATGATTCCAGTGATATTATCTATTCTAGATTATATACCAGAGAACAAGCCAAAAAATATAAACCCATGTTTGAGTCTAAGATAGATAAAGCTGAAAGCGATAATGAATCAGAAAGGCCAGTTACAAACAGAGCTGATGATGGTGAAACATCGTGGCCAGAAGAGTCATCTATTATGGACCAAGAAGATAATGAATATATCAGGGGCTATGATAGATATACAATGGTTCTTTCAAAAAGATATAGGGTCTTTGAGTCTTTTAGTACTCAAGAGAAAATATTAAAGAAAGACGAATATAAGGGTTATCTTAAAACACCAGCTTGGATTGTTGATGGCAATGTATTCACTGATGAGCAAAAAGCCATTCAATATGCAGAAGCATTCAGAAAACAAGCCCTACAACAGGGTGTTAGAGAAGTAGCAGATATTCAAAACGTAACATATTCAGACTTAATAGATATGGGTCTTATAAAAGTTGTTGCTGTTAAAATGCGAACAATAAGACAGATATCTATTATGGGTGATAAATTACTATATATAAGAGATTTACCAGATTCATTGCAATACTATCCCATAGTTCTATTCCAAAACCTACATACCGGCACACCGTTCCCAACTAGTGATGTTAGACTTGTTAGACACTTACAAGAATATATAAACAAGGTGAGGTCACTTATTATTGCACATGCTGCATCTAGTACAAGCTTAAAGGTTTTGTTACCAAAGGGAAGTGTAGATAAACAAGAATTTGAAAGAGAATGGGCAAGAACTGGCGGTGTTGGGCTAGAAGTCGATTATGATTTTGGTGAACCAAAGGTTGTTGCCCCAGTGGCGCTTCCAAACGAACTATATGCCAATGAGCAGACAGCTAAATCCGATATAGACCATCAGTTCGGTATCTACGAAATGATGATGGGAAATACTGCGGCTGCGCCTACTACTTATAAAGCCACTGTGGCCCTTGATGAATTCGGCCAACGAAAAATTAAGGGTAAACTTGATGATATAGAAACAGGCCTTACAAGACTTGGCAAGGTAATGATACCATTTATCCAACAATTATATACCAAAGAAAAGATTGTTAGATTATTGCAACCAAACAATTCAATTAGTGAATATGCAATCAATAAACGATTATTTGATGATAAATCAGGTGAAATAAAAGTTTTAAATGATGTTAGTAGAGGTAGTTATGATATTGTAGTTGTAGCTGGCTCTACTCTACCAACTAATAGATATGCCCAATTAGAACTCTATATGGATGCTTACAGGGCCGGACTTATTGACCAACAAGAGGTTCTTAAGAAAACCGAAGTATTCGATATGGAAGGGGTTCTACAGAGGACAGATATGGTTGCCAAACTGCAACAGCAGGTTGAGCAATCTCTAGGAGTAATTAAGCAACTTAAGGGTGACTTGCAAACCCGTGAACGAGAGGTGTATCATGCTAAACAGGCTAAGGAACTTGAAAAGTTCAAGTCTGATTTGAGCAGTACGAGCACTCAAGCCAAGGCTGCAACTCAACTTTATGAGGCGAGATTAAAGGATGACCAAAAACAACGAAAGGCATCCAGTAAAGAACAAGAATAGTAGCACCCAGAAATGGCCTACTAGGGAGAAAAAATGGCAGATGAAAAGAAAGAAGTAAAGAACACCCCAGAAAATGATGGGCTTCCAGAACTTCCAGAAGATGTAAACTTCGATGATTTTCTTGGTGGAGATATGGATCAATTCGGTTTTGCTAATGATAATACAGAGCAAAAGCAAGAACAGTCTAAGGACACCACTAATGATAAAAATCAAGAAGTAGCACAGGGACAAGAAGAAGAAAAGAGTGCTGATGACACTGCTCGTGATAATGACAAAAAGCGATACCAGTATCAACAGTCAAGGGCCGACAAGGCTGAAAACGAACTACGCAGGGCTGCTGAATTAAACCAACAGCTTGCTAAGAGGTTGGAAGAACTTGATGGCAAGAAAGCGCAAGAAGAGGCAAAACCAGAGGCCAGGAAAGAACCTGCACCCCCGAAGGAGCCTGAAAAACCAGCGTATTTTAGCAGAGAAGACGCATTGACCAATCCAGAATCGGCCAGTGCAAAATACCTTGATGCACGAGAAAAGTGGATGAAGGATATGATTGATTATAATAATTCTGAGGTTGATAGACGCACTAAACAACAATCTGAACAGATAAGCCAATTTCAGAAGCAATTAGAAGAAGAAAAGGCTAGAAAGGCCATGGCGGCCGAACAGAGACAGAAACTGTCTGCTCTAGCAAAAGAACTAAAACAAAAATATAACGCAAACGAAAAGCAGGTTTCAGAATTCATTCAGACTATGTCTAAGCCAGATTCGCTTAGTTTAGATAACTTATGGAAGTTATACGCTATACAGAATGGTGTGGGTATAGACGAAAGTAAATCACAAGAGATACAGCAGAACCAGCCATCAGAGGACTTTAAGCAAGCAGAACGAGCGCAAGCAGTTCCAAACCCCATGGGAGTTCTCCCAGGCACGTCCAAGAATGGCGGTAAATCTATAGAAGACTTGATGATGGACAAAATGAAAACTATGGACCCTGTTGAAAATGCGTTTAAGTAAATAGGAGTTTATTATGGCAGTTGGAAGCAGTAATGACTTAACCTATGCTAAGTTAGGGGATATAGCAACCCAAGGCGGGCTTGACCTTGATAAACAGCGTAGGATATTTAACTTTGGAGATAGAATTGCTGAAATAGAGCCAATGCAATCTCCATGGTTTTCATACTTATCCAAATTAAGAAAAGTGCCTACAGATGACCCCTCGTTCAAGTTTCTTGAACAACGTCATCAGTGGCAAAGACGTAATTTCCATATTTCTACAGCATCTACTACCAATAACCTTGCTAGTGATGCTACTCTGTCGAGTATTAATGTAGCTTGTTATTATGACAAATATGGACGTAAATCAACCAGCGAAGTAGCACCAGAATTCTTGCTTGCCAATCAACGTATTGGCATTAAAGGCGTAGATAATAGTGATGGTGCAGAAGTATTGGTTGTTGGTACCATTAGCGGTACTATGACAAATAATTCAACATATACTACGATAGGAACATTTGAAGTAGAATCTGTTCAAAAGGGTTCTAGCATAACATTAGCTTCGAGTGGCGCAATTCCTGGATATACATCCGTTACTCTTGCAGATAATGCAGAAGGTCAAGTAATTGGTTCTGCTTTTGCTCAAGGTACTGATTCTCCACAAGGATGGAGAGACGAGATGTGGGATAGAGATGGATATACACAAATATTCAAAACAGCAATACCTCTATTCTCTGGAACCGCAAGAGCTACACGTTATCGTGGAGTTTCTAACGAATACCTGAGAGTGTGGAAGGAAAAGCTTAAAGAACATAAAGCAGATATATGTAACGCATTTCTGTTTGGTGTTGGTAGAGCTGCATCTGGAAGTACTGCTGGTCAGACTTGGGGTATAGCACCTTATGTTGAGGCCTATGGTAATCGTTATGAGCTGAACTATGCAAATTCTACTTATGACACATTCCTCGAACACTTAGAAAACTTCTTTGCCCCAGAAAGCGGAAATAGCTATGACAAGCTGGTTCTTGCTTCTCGCAAGGTTCTTACTTGGCTTAACAAGCTTGGAGAATCTGGGTTTATGAAGAATACAGTTACATCTGATAGTTATCGTTTTGATATCCAAAATATTAAGGGGGCGTTTGGACATAATGTTACTAAGGTATCTACCGTATTCGGTAACCTTCACTTTGTTCAGGAGCCAAACCTTCGTAATTGGATGGAAGACTATGCTATCGCAATTGACCTTAAAAATGTTGCATATCGCCCACTATCTGGTAACGGAATTAGTCGTGATACATTCATCAAGACAAACATTCAAGATAATGACACCGATGGCCGAAAAGATATGATTACTACTGAAGCTGGTTTGGAAGTTGACCTTCCTGAAACTCACGCTGTATTTAAGTGGTCATAAGAGGGGGTAATTATGAGCTGGAAAAAAAAGACAGAAAATAATATGTTAGTTTTAACGGAAACTGAATTAGCTCTTGCTGATAGTGATGGTGCTAATGAAGTAACTGCCAATACATCTGATATTCCAGATGGGCTAACATTGAACAATATGAAAGGCTTGGTATACGTTGAGGTTACCGAAGCATGTGCTGGTGATGGGGCATTAGATTGTCGCATCCAAGCAAGTCTTGATGGCACTACATATGTAAACGTATTGACAACTGTTAGTATGGATGTAGATACGACAGGTACAAACAAAGCAGTAGCTAAGTTTGACGTGACGGATTATTATGCTCCATATTGGCGAGTACAAGTGTTTACAGACGGAACAGATACACAAGACGCAGCTGAAGTAAAAGTCGAAATAGCACCAAACCTGACATAAGGGAAGACAAATAGGGGGAGGGGGTTAATCCCCTCCCTTATATTGGAGATTTTATGGCAACATTTAAGGAAAGAATAGAAGATTTAGCTGGAAGCGTTCCTGCTGGTATTGATTCTGAGCAGTTTTTGAATGATGGAGTTGCTGATACTATTCATAGGCTTGAGATTATTAATCCTTCTAAATTAGACTTATTCGGCAAGACTGAATCAGTTAATGATGGTAATGGTATTACTGTAAATACCATATTCTTATATGCATCCAGAAATGGATATAAATGCGAAATGGTTAATCCGTCAATGAAGGATAAGTATATTGATGTTAATAGTATTTATCTTGCTACCGAAACATATCCAATCTGCTATAAGGTTGGTGAGGTATTATATATAATCCCAGCACCAACAGCAGAAGCAAATGGCTCTGTTAGGTATGTGAATTATGGAAAGGCAACTAACTTTGATTCGGGCGCTAGTGTAATCAGTGAGTTTCCGTCTAGTATGTATCATATACCAGTTACATATGCAGCCATACAGGTTTTAAATGAAAAGATAAGAAACTTTTCTTTTTCTGAATTATCTGAATTCCCAACGAGCCCATCAGAGCCTTCACTGGATACCGTTTCTTCTAGTCTTCCTACGTTTACTGCACCTGATGCAGTAAGTATTCCCGACCCGCCATCAGATGCCGATATTGATTTTAGTGGATTACCATCATTGCCATCTTTCAATAAACCAGATTTATCTTTACCAAGTATACCCATTATTTCTGACCTTACTATTTCTGCCACAGCACCAATAGCCCCAGCGACACCATCAATATCTTCTAGCGGTATATCTAGCACTACTATTAATGTTTCTGAAAGTCCACCAGAATTTGATAATACCGCTATTAATACATCAATAGGTAATATGAGCACGTATATCGGTACAGAAGAAGACATTGAAAAGGCTACTGCTAAAGGGCAAGAAGTTCAAATAAGACTTCAAAATGCACTTAATGAGTTTAATGAGGGTGTAGCCAAATATAATGCCGCTGTTCAGGTTGCATTAAGACAGGCACAGGTTAGTGCTAGTGAAGCCGAAAAGGAAGCTAATTTTGAATTGCAAGCGGATATAGAAGATTATAGATTACAGTTGTCTAGATTCCAAGCATCAGTTCAAAACTATCAGGCACAGATTAATGATGAGGTTTCAGAGTTTTCATCTAATCTCAAAAAAGAAATGGCTCTTTACGATTCAGAAGTCAGGGCTTTATTGGGAGAATATACAGCTGATATACAAAACGAGTCGGCTAAGGTTAATACAGAGCTTGATGAATACAAATCTAAGCTTGCTAAGGCAATACAGACATATACAGCAGAAACTGGATATGATTTATCTAAATACTCTGCTAGAGTAACAGCTGTTCTTAACGAACATAAGTCTAATATGAGTATGGCTATTGCTAACTTTCAACAGGAACTTGAATCTTATAGATTAGAAAATGCCAGCGTTTCTGCTAGAAATAATGAAAAGATTGGTAAATATCAGGTGGACTCAACTGTTTATCAAGCTGATATACAAAAGGTATTACAGAAATATTCTATACAAATACAAAAAGATACTGTTAACATTAAGACTCTTGAGAGTTCTTATATTAAGTTAAAAACTGAATATGAACAATACTTTGTTCCATTTCAGAGAGATACAAAATAGGAGACATTATGGCTGATAAGATAAGATATGCAATAAGCGTTGTTCCGATAGAAGAACTTACCGATGAGAATAGTAACACACATAATGTTATTAGCGGAGAAGTAGGTAAAACATTGGGGGCTTCTGGAGAAGCAGTCCTTACTAATTATTCTGGTAGTGGTGCAATTCAGGGATATACTAATGGCGCACCATATTATATGGAAGCGAGACATACATCTCCCTCAAGCATCAGTGATGAGGTTTCTGCAAGTTTTGTTTTTATTAAAAATACTGGATACACTTATAGTTCATCAAGTGTATTAGGCGATGCATTGGCGACACAAAGCCTTAAGGTTATGATTGATTCAACTGTTATATCTCTGCTTGATGCTGGCGAGGCAATAGTTTTAAAGGATGATAATGCTAATATTGACTGTTCAAATATTAATGTTCGTTCTGTTAGTAGCCTTGGTGTAAACAATACTGGTGGTAGTCTAGCAGTAGAATTTTTAGTAGTAGATTAAGGAGTAGATTATGGCTGAGTTAAGTGGCGTTCAACAAAGGGAATTGATAGAGCTTGTTAAACAACATCATCCTCATCTTGGAGAAACGGAGATACGTAAATTACTTAATAGAGCACAGAATATTATATGTGAGGAAACTGAAGCTTTAGAAAATTGGTTTACTGATACTACTGTAGCAGACCAGAGATTTTATGATTTCGATGATTTATTAATAAGAGTTAAAAGGGTCGAGTTGACAGATAATGATGGTAATTATTATGCAATACCACAACTATCAAATCCACCAGACCTAGGGGACGATGTATAATGAGTTTAAGTAAAACATATGCTTGGTATATAGAAAACAATAAGTTAGCTCTTGTTGAAGCATCTCAGGATAATGATACGGATACAGGTTCTAGTTGGGCTAGTATATCTACTGCCGATAAAACAATAAGGGTTTTGGGCACACATAGAGCAACAGATTTTGATACTACATTAACAGATGATAATAAAACATATAATTTACCAAGTAGATTTAGGTATGCTCTGTCTGATTATGTTATAGCTTTTGGGTATGAAGACCCCAGAAACCAAAACCTAAAGAATGCTGGTTATTATCTAAATAAATTTGGTGATTGGATAAGAAGGATTAAAAAATACACAAAAAGTAGTAAGAAGTATGGTGCTTCTCACATAAGACCGCACTACTTCTAGGAGAAATTATGAAAAAAATAGGATTATTTATACTTATCGGGTTGGCTATATTTACATTAATAGCTGCCGATAATTTTAACAGTATCGATAAAGGATTTCTTCCTAAAGATGGAAGGAGTAAGGCGGTACAAGTCGGAAGATGGTTTCAGATGCACGATAGTTTGCAAACGAATATAGATTATTTAGATGAAACCGATTTTGCAACACATGCTAATTGGGACGTAACGAATGACATTGATGATAGTAATGGTAATGCTATATGGACGTGGGCTGATAGTGATGCTAGCACGCTAACACAGGTAAATGCAGACCAAGCAAAGAATGTTAGGAATTCACAAAATCTATTGTTGACATATACGGTATACGATTCAACAGCAATAGCTGGCGGTACAGTATCTGCATGGGTTACCGGCATCTGTGATTCTACTGCGCTTGATATTACATCTGGCGTAGATAAAACATTAGCAATAACGACAAACAGCAGTGCTAGTTCTGGTGATTTTGTAATACACATACAGGCAGATTCTAGCGTTACTGCTGGTAAGTTTGCTTTAGATGATATAGAACTTACTGGATATTATGAAAGTCCAGTAACAATAGCAAACGGTAGTAATGTAACACTGTATACACCAGAAAACGCTGTAGAATTAATAGTAGACTCTAAGGGTGACGAAATAACAATTAATGATGGTAGTTCATATTTTAATAGTTATGGATTATTTTCTATTCCATGTGTATCAGACCAAGCGATAACAATATCTAATGATAGCGGCTCTAGTATAACACTTTATTTTGTTTACATAATGATTTAGATGGAGGTGTTGTATGAGAAAAATATTAATTATAACAATATTATTTGCAATAAGTATATCAATATTTGCTTTTGGAAATTATACCCAAATGCCTTGGCGCATACCATGGGTCATTATAAGCGATTCTCTTACTGTAAATGGTCCCAGTGATTTTGACAGCCTATACGTAGCTGAACAAGCTGTGATAGTTGGTGACGCTACTCTATCAAGCGATTTAAAGCTATCTTCTACAAATGATTTATATTTTGATGGTGGAACGGATACCTACATCTCTGAATCAAGTGCAGATGTTATGGATTTTGTTACAGGTGGCAAGGTAGGTCTTGGCATTACCGAAGATACTGATATTGCCTGGGATATAGACGGTGTTAGCTTCCTTGATTTCGATACTACCAGTGATGATTTTGATATGCAGATGGATATGAACCTGCAATTCCCACTTGAAATGTTAGCGGAC